AAATCCCGGAAAAAGATATTTAAACAGTTTGGTGGGTTTCGTAGTTTCATGATCTTTTGGAATAAAGGCTTCGTAGTAAAAAGAAATATATCTCATTTAAGAACAGTTCTGGAATGGCTTGAATATTGGGAAGACCTTAAAAAATACGAGATAGATCATAAGAAGAGTTCCGGTGCTTATCTCTGGGTAGTTAAAATAAGTAACATGAAAACTTGGAAAACCTGGTTAGCCCTTACGGACGATGAGAGAGCAAAAAGCGGCATAGCTACTGTTAAAACTCCAGGCAGTACATTAGTTTTGGGCCCCGACATGGATCTTACAGCCACGAACCCACAGTTGCCAAAGATATCCGATAGTGATACAGATATATTACATATGGTAACATCAGGCTTAAATGAGGAAGAAGGTGTTACAACCGGACAGTCAACAGGAACCTTTGCTTCTGTTAAGGCCTCAAGAGGACCAATGAGTGACAGGACCACTGATGAAGTTACTTATTTTGCCAGATTCTACAGATATGATTTTTGGGGAAGTATCTTTTTCTTAAAATCAGCGGTTACTGATTTCCCGAAAACATTTAAAGTAAAAGAAGCGGTTGCGTTTGATGATAAGCAGGAACCTGTATTTAAGGAAATTGAATACAGCCCAGAACGTGTAATAGAACTCTCCTTCCCGACATCTGAAATAGATAGCCCGGAAGCGGTGGCGAAAGCAACTCTTGGAGTAAAGCACGGATCGTTGTACGACCAGGCTGGATTGCCGATGGCTTCTTTAGTTAAAAAGCTTGGATTTGGTAATTATAAAAAAGCGAGGTTACAGAAGGCAACAGAAGAAGAAAGATACCCAGCTCTTCAATCAGCTGTAGATGAAGCTGATCAAGAGAAAACGATAGAACCAGGGAAAGATAAAGCTAAAGATAAAGCTAAAGATAAAGCTAAAGATAAAGCTAAAGATAAAGATAAAGATGATAAAGATACTAAGGAATAGCGGGTACTGTTTGAGGACGGCCACCCTCAACAGTCAAAATTAAGAGGAGGCAAGCAATGCCTCTACTCATTCTTGTCTTCTCTTAATACCCCGTCTTTAAATGGCTAAAACCAGGAGGTTATTAGCAATGACTATCGAAACAACTAAAATACCGAAGGGTGCATTGCATTTCATGGATCATGCTGGAACTGTCAACCTTAAGTTCGAAGAGGGCGAAGAGGCTCCCACTATTGAAATGGTAGGTTATTCTGGAGATATCATCAGAGATCATTGGTGGTGAGGTGATCTTATGATTGATTTAGATGGAATGTCCTTTCCTAAGTCTAAATATCCTATTTTGGAAGGTCACATGACTTCCTCAAAGATAGCCTTCACGGGAAAGCCTATCATAACTGAAGATAAAAAACTTATGATCGATCCTAAGACTACGGTATTTGTAGACACGGAAGAGAGCGAAAAATTCCTTAAAGTTTCCAAAAAGGGGTTCCCTTATGAGGCTTCTATATACGCTATACCTTCTACTATTGAGCAAGTTGGAAAGGGCGACATAGCAGAAGTTAATGGTAGAAAAATGAAGGGACCCGGAAATATCTGGAGAAAATCAACATTCAAGGAAGTTTCAGTCGTTGTGTTTGGGTACGATTCAAATACAAAGGCAGCGGCTTTTGGACAGGGAGAGATGGAATTATCTCTTGAAACACTGGGTACTGTATCCAGCGATGGGAATAACATTAATACTAAGGAGGTGAACAACGTGACATTCGAACTTAATAAGTTCAAAGAAGACAATCCTAATGACTATAAAGTTATTGAGGATGCGATTATGGCCGAGGCTACGACAAAGTTTCAGGGTGGAATTGATACTCTGGAAAAAGATAACAAAAGCCTCACAGAGAAACTGGCTGAGAAAGAAACTGAACTGACTAAGAAAGAGACTGAAAATCAGGGAATGGCTGACAGAGTTCTTAAACTGGAGAAGGTAGACGCTATCCGGGGTGAGAATGAATTGTCAACTAGAGCTGATCAGATTTGGTCTGAAAAACTCAGTGCCAGCACCGTTGCTGAAAACCTTTATGACAAATGCAGAATTCAGGTAACTCACAGCAAGTTTATAAAGGACGGTAATGTTGACTGGGAGAAGTTCTCCGAAGCTGTTGATGCAGAGATCGTGGATTGGGTGGCGAAAGGTGCTACCACCCGCGTTCTCGGTATGGGCGTTAACACTAAGGAATCTTCAGGTGACTCTGATGAACAGAAACTACAGGAAAAAGCCGATGATGACATGGCTGATGGCCTGTATAACTTCGCTCCGTCTCCGGACGAAGAGAATAACGAAACATAAAAAGGAGGTGAACGCGTATGGTATTAGGAACTACCCCTTATATTAACAGAGGCGGTCAGGATGACCCTAAGCGTATTTGGTATCAATCAGAAAACGCTCAGACTTTTCCTGTAACTGTACCCGCTGGGTATGGTGTTTTGCCTTCTGGACAGGTTATGGGAATTATTTCCGAAAGCACCAGCAGGGTGAACTATGCTGTTCCGTATGTTCCAGGTGACACCACAGGAAGAATCACAGCTTCTTTAGCTGATGTTCCAGGTCTTGCATACTTGGTTGGTGATGGAGAGGTTAAAAAAACGTTTAATGTTCTTATCGATGACAGCTATAAGTTTGCTGTTGGAGATCATCTTGTCAGTAGTGACAGTGATGGTACTGCGACTGACTTGGGAGCTATGACGGCAATTGACAGGACCACATACAGTCAGATGGCTCAAATAACTGTAACCAATAACCTTGCGGTAATCACAGTGGCAAAAGGTGCTTGTGCATACATTCAGACAACAACCTCAGACCCTTTCGTTAAGGCAGCGGGAATTTTGTTTGGATCGATTGACACAGGCGTTGGCGAAGACGCCAAAGGCGGAAATGGTACAATGGTAGTTAAAGCAGCCGTTGCTTACAAAAACAGCCTTTATAATTATAACTCAGATGTTCTCAGCGATCTCTCTTGGGGATTCGAGCTGGGCAACTATCTGTATCTCTAAAAAGGAGGTGAACAAGATATGACTATATCTGTAAGTGGAATACCGATTCTTCGTTTGACTGTTCTGAATAAGCTCATTACAAAATATCTAACGCCTCCCAATCTGGTTCTCAGCAAGATATTCAAACAGGTGAATTACGAGTCTGATGCTGTTGAATGGGAATCTCAGATAGGTAGTAGGGGGTTAACACCCTTTGCGGCGGAAGATGGTACATCGCCAAATGCGTCTGTTCCGGGCCTAGCCCAGAATGAAGCGCAGGCGGCTTTCTGGAAGGAAAGAACATTCTTCGGAGTGTCTTTTCTTAACAACATACGTCAACCAGGGACCGACAGAAAGTATCAGCAGGCATCAAGAACGTTGGCAAATCAGTCTCGTAACTTGAGCAACCGCGCGTATCGGCGAAAAGAATGGATGATATCACAGATGTTGTGTAATGATGGCTTTACTTACAAAGACAAGAACGGCCATTACATTACCATCGACTATGGTATCCCAGACGACAACAAATCCACGCTGACCGCTGATTACAAGTGGAGCACCGGAACCAAAAGAGATATCCAGGGAGATATCTTCGATGCTAAGTTGCAGGTCTCAAACGATAATGCCGGGATACTGGCAAATGCCATTTTTACAACGGAAGTTCTGAAGTACATGGTCTTTGACCCGTCCATTCAGACTCTATTGTCTAAATCGACATTCGGTGAAGGCGATTTATTCGCAAGACCTCTTCCCGTTCTGGGAACATTGCTGGGTATCGGTAATATGATACTTTACGATGAAGCGTATCAAATCAGGGCGTACCTGACAACGGCTCTGACAGCCGGAGCTGGTCCTCATACTGTTTATGTAGATGAAACCACCGATTTTGAGGTGGGTGGTACTTTGACAGTTATGGATTTGTCTGCAAGGACAAAAGAAACCTTAACCATCACAGCAGTCGATACTGATGCTGGTACAATAACCGCTACCGGGACATTGGCCTCAAGCTACAAGGCTTCAGAGGACTATGTTTATATGACCAAGAAGTTCATCCCGATTACTAAGTTCATCATGTGGGCAAGTACAGTTGACGGTGCTCCTATTGCCGAATACATGAAGGCTCCTCATGAACTGTCAAGGAAGTGGGGACAGCAGATAGATCGCTGGACTAAGACTGACCCTGAGGGTATGTATCTTAGGGTTGAGGATAAAGGCCTCCCGGTTCTCTATCACGAGGATGCTGTTTACCAATTAACGGTAGCCTAAAGGAAAGGAGGGTGACTAATGAAAAAATTATCTGGTCCCTTTTCTGATCCTTCGGAAATGAGCCGTATTGCGGCTAATCTGTTGATTCCGATGTCATGTAGTTTCTCCGGTGAATTGGTTTTAGACCGGGATACTGTTATTGGTGCTCCTGGTCTCGGAGGCAGGATATCGGATGTTTGGTTATCCGTTGAAGGCAGTGGTAAGGATGATTCTAGTACCTTACAAGTTGCCGGTGATGTTATGATAAACGGAACAAGCTGTCTCACAACTCAACCTGTAATTGCCCATGTCAGCGGTGAAGCTTCTCAACAGAAGACAACCGTTGTAACTGGTGATACAGGTGTAACTCAGGCTGCTCTGGATTATGACAATAACGAGTTTTCTCCTGGGGATGTAATTACTGGTCTGCTTGATTTGACCCGTACTGCTTCGCCTACTACGGAGATTATGAACCCTGTTATGGTTGTAGAATTTGAGCCTGCTAAAATTTAATGGAGGATTAATCGATGGACATCGAAAAAGTTAGAGTTCTGACAACATTAAAAGCTGGAAGCACAATTTACAAAAAGGGTTCTATCTATCCCCAAGGTGAAGCACAACTTCCGGCAGACCTTATTTCCGAGGTGAGGAAAAATACAGGAACAGTGGAGGTCTTATCTTCAACAAACGTTGCTGAAAAGGCTTCCGCTAATCCTGCACCAGGAAAACCGCCAGGCATTTTTTGTCCTTTTTGTGATCATGCTGAGTTCAAGTCACTTCCGGCATTAAAGACTCATCTGACCAAAAAGTGTATGAGTAAGGATGAGACTGTAGATCCCGATGCGGGTAAGCAGGACGAGCCCAAAGATGCTGGAGCAGGTGAACAGACGGCAGCTGATGAAAAGAAAGATGAAACTCAAACCGGGTCAACTGAAACCGGGATCTTTAATTCACCGGAAAAAGACCTGAAAGATGAGTAACAGCAAATGACTAAAGAAGAGCTGATGGCCAAGGCAGAACAAGAAGTCAAAGGGTTAAGTCTTTATTTAGACTTTCCGGCTGACTACAGCAATGCTTGCGATGACGCGT